CACCTATTTGTATAGAATAGTTACCATCGACGACACTTTTATAACCGATAGCTATTGCATTTGCACCATCTGACACATTGCCACTACCAATAATAACCTGATAGCTTTCTGCTTGACTTAAAATACCAACTGCACCTGTGGCATTTGAAACAGTACTATTAATCAAAGTTGGAGCGGTAACGCTAATCTGATTACTTCCATTAATAGCGATACCAGTTCCTGCTGTGTAAATTGCACCTTGAGAAGTTATATCAACCCATGCTGTTCCGTTCCACATATACATTTTATTATCTGTGGTGTTATAATAAACTTGACCTGCTTTTGGATTACTCGGAGCAGTTGATAAGTTCTGAATTACTGCATTTTGTAATTCGTTTTTATCAAGGTCAAGGTGTACACCATATTTTCTATCTGCCATATCTTTTCTCCTAATTTAAATAAGCTTTACCTGTTGTTGCCCCATTAATTTCAACAATACATTGATTTTCAGTTGGATAGCTAACAGCAGGAGTAAACACATTCCCTGAACTATCAACTACCGTTACAGACGGATGTCTGCCTAGATTATGATTAATTACCCAAGTATCACTAGGACTTGCCTGTTCATACGTAAATGTCCATAGCTTTTTGAGTATATCTCTTAACCCTGTGATAGCACCCATCGGGTGTTGGTTGGGTAAATCTCTACCAATTAAATCTGGGTGTTTATTAGAAAATACAGTTGTTACTATATCAGCAGTATAAGTAACATCAGGCTCTAATAAAAAATCTGCATCAATCGGTTCTTCTTGACCGAGTACAAATTCAACATTTACATCCACCATTTACCACCTCTGGACTTGTTTGAAGAGTTAATGTACCCTCGCATGTTTTCTTTAATGTCTTTCCATTATCAACATACCAAATTGCCGCATAGACTTTATTTACTGTGCTTAATTTAATTGATTCTTCTCTATAAATATCAATCTTAAATGGATTTGTCGGATGATCGAAATGCTTTAGAAGGCATCCTATCTTGACATCTACCGCAACAATTTCAGGAAGCTCTTGGCCTTCTTCAGGAGAAATGCTTACTGTCATTAAATTAATTAAGTCATCACCTTGATATCTCATTTTCTTACTCCACAAAAGATATTGTTATATATCCATTTCCGTTTTGGTATCCTTGGGTATGGACAACATTTGAGCAATTTGCATTTGTGTATGATGATCCACCGCCACCGCCGGAACTTCTAACACCTACTGAACGATAGTCTCCGGTAAATCCGGCTCCACCTCCATACCAACCGGCACCACCGCAACCCATACTTCCTGTCGATGTTCCTCCTAATCCAAAATATCCATCTGATCCTGGACCTCCACCTCTTAGTTCTCCACCAACTTGAACACCATGAGCACCGCCGCCATACTGGGTGCCGCCATATCCACCGCCAGAAGTCCAATCAGGAGCCTTGCCACCATTCACACCGCCACCGGCACCTCCGGTTGTTCCAGAATGACCATATGACAAAGGAGCACACCCACCGCCACCGGCAACAACAATTCTCGAACTTAAAGACACGGAATTAGTGACTCCGGAATTGTTTGTTCTTATATCGGCTGCGTTGTATGCTTGCGTCGCACCATTGGCCGGTATTGTTCCTACTGTTATGTATAATATTTGGCCTCCGGTTACATTAACATCACATTGAACCCTTCCCCCAAAACCGCCAGATGCCCCACTTCCGTCTGCACCTTTACTGGCCACACAATCAACGTGGATTTTGCTTACTCCTGGAGGAACTGTCCATCCATATAAAGACGTTCCGGCACCAATAGAAAAAGGACTAAACCCTATTTGATACACAAGATTGGATCCTTTATATACTTTTTTTACAATCCGGCTGTTTGCATAAATCAGCGGAGTTTGTGTAGAACCTTTATATGCTTTGTAGTATCCTACCATGTTTACCCCGTCACAAAATAAAATGTATCTGGATCAGTGGTTGTCGGCAAACTACTCACAACGGCCATCTTAAAGTTACAAGCCGTTACTGAACCATTTGACATATATACTGGTTGCATCGTTCCGCCAATTGTGGACGTAGATGCAGTTACGACACCGTCTGCATCTGTGTATACAGGCTTGGTAGACGAACCGACATTCTTTGGAACACAGTTTTTAACGTATTCTGTATTTGCTGCTTTTAAAGAAGCGTCAGATGTAGCCTGTGTTACAAATGTGTTTGTTCCGGACCAATCGTTATTATCCAACACTCTTGCAAACCCGACATCCCAATATGTATGGTTTGTGTCGTTTACTGGGTTGTATGCAATTGTAGAAGGGCCGGTGTTTTGTTTTGCTTGGTAAATTTTTCCATCTGTACCAAGACAACAAGAACCGGCTTTATAGTCTGTTAAATCCGACCACGGCAAGAACCCATATGTTTCTATCTGTTTATTTAATGTCGATATTTCATATAGGTATTGATTAAATTTCGAGGAGTCAACAATTTCTTTAAAAGGCCAACCTTCTTGGATGTATGACACATCCAGTTCTGTGTCTCTATAGCTTTGTCCGGCTACCGGAGTTTCTGGGATTGTGGTTGTTGCGTTTTCTGCAAATATTCCCGATATTGTTACGTTTCTAATTTGAATTGACATCATCCTACTCCTTTTCTACAGATGTAATTGTGCTTGTCGCAGAATATGGGAACATATATTGATTTTCTACCTGTAGGTTGTTTTTATGATAACTTAACAAATAATAGTTTGTCAATGATATTTCCGCATTGCAATAAATTTTTCCTTCCATCGGACCTTCTCTTTGAATTCCAACGTTTTCTGATATTCCTTCCAATATGATGTTTTCCAATTCTGGTTTTGATGAAAACTTATTGTGGTTTTCAAGGACCTTTAGCCATATTCTTTGGCGATATGTGTCGTCATCCATCTGCTCGAGAACAGCTTTTTCTGCCGGATTTGACCACCAATGTCCATTATCCGGTTGGATTTCGTCTTCATCCGGGGCAAACCAATATTCTTCTTCATAGTTATATGCCGTCCTTTTTATTCCAACTATCCTGCCTAACACGTCTAATTGAGTGCCTTTTGCTTTTTGAATAGTTCTGTATTCCATAAGGTCAACAATTGCGTCAAGAAGCTCTTGTATTTCGCTAACGTATACATTTAATAAAAGATTGAGAATATGGCCATCAATATATTGAGATAGCATTCTGCTTTCTGCAATGTTTTTTAGGTCAAATCTAAGTCCTGTAAAGTCTACTGTCAAATCTCTCATTATGTCACCGTAATGTTAATATTGTCTGTATCAAATTTTGCGATTTCGTTCCATGCTATTGCCAAGTCAGAACTTGCTGTCGTCGACGTAAAACCAATCTGGACGGAGTTAATTTTAAAACCAAGGACCGTATTAATAGGGGTGTATAGTCTTGATATAATAACGTCTTCTCCCGGCGGAAATCCGGCCGTTCCGGATTGATTATATTGTGCGTATTCTACAATTGCTTGTTTTATTTGGTCGTATCCATCTTCTGGCCAAAGGTTTGTGTCTGTGAACGATATATCTATGTCAATATATATGTCTTTTTCTGTCGGCCGTGTGAACGATATGGTTTGCGTGTCACCGAATTGTCCGGTATAAGTAACAGAAGTATTTCCGGTGAAATTTGCAAGAGCGTCTGCTTTCAATCGAATTACATTAGCAATTGCTTCGTTAGTTCCGCCAACCACGACTGGGGCAATAGTTTTTGCCGATATCCCTCTTTCGTCTGTGGAAGATGTAGCGTTTACATAAATCCTTGCAAATGTTACACCATCTATATTAATAATTCCGGAATAGATTGCATCCACTTGTCTATATGAAGTTGCGGACGTTGCTCTTTCCTGTTTAATATGAAGTTCCGTATCGGAGTCCGCGTCTGCCCCTACGGAAACTGTGCTTATGTTTTTTGCCCCATTCCACCCAAATATAGGGGTTTGAATAGCAATTATTGTATTTATTTCCGGATCGTATGCACCATTTGTTTGGCTATTTGCTGTTACTTGAACTTTTCCGGAGTTTCCTATGGTTGCCGATGCTGTGGTATAATATACTTGTTCTCCGTCGGTTGAAGCAATCAACGATCGAGATGGAATAACCACACCTGGAGTTCCTGACAATTCCATCATCAATTGTGTCGGAGCTCCGTATGATGTAGATAATCCGTTTAATTGAATTAGGCCACGCAAAGGAGCACCGGATGAGTTTAACGGATCATACTGGTTTGCCGCCAAATATGCTTCTTCCCAACAGATTGATATTTCTTCCGCAATAATATCGGTTAATTGCATAAGAATTCCATCGGCTTCTTCATTCATAAAAGGCTTTGCCCCTGTGTTTGGATCCGTTACATTTGCCAATTTAGTGTGAAGGCTTTCTAATACGTCTGCCAATCTTTTGGGAACGAACCCTTGTTCTGTCATGCCAAATGACATTCTACACCTCCTCTGTTAATTCGTATACGCTTTCGTCAATAATGATTGCTGCGTATATTGATGTCTTTTTTGTTTTTGGATCCGTTATCAAGTTTATTTCTTGAATATCAGACACTCCATATGTTTCCATTATTTCCGAGCTTATCACAAGCTTGACGTAATTAAAGTCTTTTCCGCCAAGTATCTGGCCCTCATAATAAGGTATACCGGAATTAATGTTAAGGAACCATTCTCCTTTGATTTTTCGAAGTCTGGTTCTAACTCTTTGCAATACTTCGTCTGCTTTATAGACCAACTTTATTTTTCCGTCTTCACAGATTAAGTCGTTGTTTCCAATTGCAAAGTCTACATAACCTGTCATACAACACCTCCTGTGTTTCCATCTCCGGCGGTTCCGTTAGTGTGTCTATGCGTATCCCAATCTTTTCCGTTCAATTCTATCGATCCTGTAATTGACACCGATGTTGCAGATATTGTCACGTTTCCACCTGTTAAATCAATACTAGCCCCACCTTGTAATAATGTCAAGCTGTCTGCGGATACTGACACTTTTGTTGTACCGTCAACATTTCTCATTTCTACTGCCGACGTAGAATAATTTGATATAAATTCTTTATTTGTTATTACTCCCGGAAAGCATAGAGCGTCTGTCATATCCATACATCTGACAACCGATGTCAATGGATTTTCCCCCTCATATGGTTTTTGTATATTACCTTCAAGCAAAAAGTTGTCTATACTTCTTTGAGAAAATATCAATGTACATACATCTCCTTTTTTGATGGGATATGTAATAAGGACTCCGTTTCCTCTTTGTATGGCCAATGGAATATTTGTTATCTTTGGGTAGTTCATATATTCAATACTTCCATCCGGATTAACGTGCTTAAACTGAATAGCCGGTGTGGCTGACACTCTTTGCTTGGCCACATCAAATTCATCGACGATTGCCGGTATTGTCGTATTTATCCTGAACATCATTTTCATGAAGTCCAAATCTTTATTAATACTCTTATTTCCTTTGCGTGTATCCATTATGAAAAATCCGATCCAAAGAATGTTAATATTGAAATGTTCATATCCCATTGTGATGTTTTAGGACATAGGTTATAATTTACGCTGTGGACACCTCCGTTTATTTCTCTTTCATACAATGATTTTACTTTGATAGAGGTTCCAGGGCGGACACCTTGAACGTATTCGCTCTCGATGTCCCACCCCGTTTGGATTTGAAATAAACCATAGAGCTGTGGGGAAACTCGTCTCAGCCCCGATTTCTCATCCAAAACTGCACTTAGACGTGGAGCTTCGCCATCCATATTTGTTACAAAAATTCCATCGTCTACATTCCATGTAAATCCATATTGATACGCAAGCTTATTTAATGCTTCTTCAATTCCCCCAACGTATGAAAATCCGGCATAGCCTATCTTTCCTTTTATTTTTATTTTTGTTGGATCGACTGTCACCCCCGGAATTTTTTGGGCCAATTCTGTTACAATTGTTTGAACTGATGTATCGCCTGAATAGGAAATTGACACAGCAGATTTCAACATACTCATTCCACCGGTCCGACAAATAAGAGTTGTCACTATGTCTGGGCCTTGTCTTTCAGCTTTTACGTATCCTATTCCGCCGGAGAACACTACTTCCATATTTCCGTTTTCATATCCGGCCAAAATTTGAACATTCATTCCCGGTTTCCGAAGTCTGTTTATTGTGTCTGCAGCCAGGTTCCATATGATTATATTTGCGGTATTGCTCATTGGAAATATTGATTTGCTTATGCTTGCTTGAACTCTCATGGTATTAAGAGAACCATTTGATAATATACTCAATGCAGAACCTCTTGCTTTAGGAGTTCCGTCTGGGTTGCGGAGTTCCCCTTCTTCAAAAGGGCCTATAAGCAATTCTATTTGTCTGTATCCTTCGTACATTATAACATCTTATCCTTATGTAAGCTAGGTGCTTCTTCTCCTTTTGGATAATAGTACACCAAGCACGTTTTTCCAAGACTATCTATTGTGTTATTTTCACTGCCGTCGACAGATACGCACCTTATTGTTTGGCCTTCAAATAATGGGGATTTTCCTTTTACAAGGTTTTCAACACCAACATTTAGGCAAATTCCCATGATGATAGGATTTTCTTCTTGGTCCATAATATCAAGAATCCATCGCCTTATGTACGGCAAATAATATGTTCTCATGCGAAACACGTTTTCGCCGAGTTCTACTGTTATTGCCCTACTTCCTGTGTCATCAAATGGTATAATCTGTGGCATTGTTTATCCTTTCACTGTCTTTTGGAGTCCGCCTTCAACTGTGGACATTGCACTTTTTGAGGTGCTTATTTCTTTGGCCGGATAGTTAACTCCAAGGTTCCGTTTGTTTAACTGGATAAAATCACACATGACTTGATATGCTCCTTTATATGGAGCTTTGTGTACTATCGGCATATTTTCTATTACCATGTGTTCGTATTTTTTATGGTGGGTTATAACTGTACATTCAATCTTTTTTTCCCACAACATTATCAGTTTATCAAAAATGGTGTCAAATCCTACCCATTTTGCAATGTTTGGAACGAACCTAGTTCCGAGAGTTCCATTTGTCATTTCAAAGGATAATGTGACAGATATCGGTTTTTGAATAATATGTTCGGCAATAACTGTTCCGTCTTCCATCGTATTTTGCGTAATTTCGCTTTGATATCTGTGCGACTCCGATTTTTTAACGTCTGGGGTTATTGAGTTTCCGGCCACAAGTCCATATAAATATTCCACCGCATAATTTACAATTTTTGAATTTGTATCGACAATGGGTTCCTTTTGTGGATCAATCCATTCAATGATTGCGGTTTTTGTTAATAAATTAACGACTCCTGTTATTCCTAATCCCATTGTTCCTCCTATTGATTTACATTCATATTAGGGACCGGTGTGAACCCCATATCTCCGGCAACATTATATATTATTGTATTGTTGTTATTTACGTTTTGTTGAGAATTGCTATTATTTGTTACCGGTGCCGGTGTAGGTGCTACCGGTAAACTTGGCAATTGACCGCTTGGTTGGAACCTATTTCCTATTTTGTTAAATGAATAGGGGTTATCTCTTTGCTCCCACCATCCTGTTTTTTCGCCAATCCAGTTCAGACCTTTAAACATTCTATCGTTGAATGTTCTGCTTGGATCATAGAAGAAGTCTCCCCAGAAATTTCCGAGAGCTTCGGACCATTTTCCGTCGGTTATAACGTCAAGCAGTTCAGACAGCCCCTCGGCTAGACCAACAAAGCTTATCATTTTAATTGCCATTCCAAGGCCTTTAAATGTTTGTCCAAGCTTTCCTATTGCACCCTCTTTTGCAATCATAGTGTCTATTGCCGTGTTTGTGTCAACTAGTGTTCTATTAAACTGAAGAACTTTATTTGTAAGATCCATCACAGTTGTTATTGTTTTAACAGCAAATGCAAATTTAATAGCTCTTCCTATTGCGTTCAAAGTCTCTTCTGGGTGTTCTCCCATGTATTTGTTTAACTTTTCGAGCCATTTGTTTAATGTGGGCAATATCTGAGCAACGACTTGCTGTGCGTTTCCTTGAAATGCAGCCATTGATTTATTAAATTCTCTTTGTGCTTTCGCTGCCTTTTCTATTTCTTCTTTTGGAATGACGGTTCCCATTTTATGAGCTTCGTCAAGAAGGTTTTGTACAGCTTCTGGACCTTGTTTTAAAAGATTAATCATATCTTGAGACATACCAAGATACTGGCCGAGTTGCTGTGAATAAAAAGCACTTGATTTGCTAAATGTTTTTGAAAGTCTTAATAAATCTTTTTCGCCTATTGCATACGAAGCCTTTAGGTTTTTCATGTCGTTTAAAACGGCATCTGCCGAAACACCAGAAGCTTTTGCAGCGTAAGACCATTCTTGAAGTGCATCAGTCGAATATCCGGTTGCTTTTGCTAGATTTTCCAAATCATTTGCACCGGAAACAAACTGTTTGAAAAATGACGTAATATCCATTCCCCCGGTAAATATCTTACCAAAGTCGCTTGCTACATCATTTATGCGTTCAAAACTCGTCTGGAGATTTGTTAACACAGTAAGTGTCTTGTCATCTAAGACAACGCTGTACGCTGTTACTAATTCATTAACTTCTGCCATTAATCAAAATACTCCACGTTTTCTTCTTTTTTGAAGTTACTGGCCCATTGTTCAAATCTGGAAAGACGGATTGCTTCAAAAAAAGTTCTCATTGAAACTGTTCCGTCGTATAGTCCCTGAAGAGAAACAAACCCTTTTTTGACGGGCCAATATATTATGCTTTCTAGTCTGTAACATTCTGGGACGAGGACTCCGTCTCCGCTGCTGTCTTGTTCAGCATCCCATTTGCGAAGCTCGGTAAGAATTCCCCCACCAGAACGAACAGCCCTTTTACAAATACCTCCCAAAGGTCTGCCGGGTTTTCTGAAAACCATTCTTCAATGGCTAAAGGATCACCAAGGAAAGTGTTTTTTGGTGTGATAACTTGAGCGAACACTTTCTTTTGCAATGCACTTATGAATTCCGGATTTTCGATTTGTTGGAATATTTTTAAAATGTCTCCCAACGTTACTTGTTCCCCTTTTTGTGCTTTTGACACGTTTTCCATAAATGTATCAATAGCTGATCCAAGGTATTTGCCGACTTCGAGGTGCAGGATGAATGTCTCTATAACACCCAATGTCTGCACCTTATACGTCTTATTGTTTATAATCATATTCTCAATTTTGCTCATCTTGTTTCCCCTTTAAATTTTAAGCTGCGATATATTGAGTTCCTACAAATGTATATGATTGTGAACCTTGAGTTTTACCGCCGGTCGATAACGTATCCGGTTTTGAAACCAAGGCATTTGTGATAGTATATTTAATGTTTGCACCAGTCTGTAACATTAAGACACCGCTTGTTGACAACAGCTGTTGCATTTCAATTGATGAATTTAGAATGTCAGCCGACGGAGATGTTTCACGCAATGCAACTGTTACACGAATACCTTGCGTGGTTGCAATATTCAATCCACCGCCATCGGTTCCTTCTGTGATATCTACTTCACCGCCAACAAATTCGACTGTGATAGATGTATCTGGAGCATAACCGCTTAATGCTACACCATTCCAGATTAATTTATTGTTCCGTTGATTGTAAATTTCTTTTCTTGGCATTGTGTTTCTCCTTATTCTGTGACAACTACGTCAATTGCAATTGAACCCATCCAACCGGAGTCATTTACAGTAATCGTCATCGGTGTACCGATATGTGCTTCTCTTTGTGCTGCCGTGGTTGCAGATAATTCTTGAATATCGATTTGGCAAGCAGGAATAAGTTTTACTCCTGTTTCGCTTGTTGCATCCTCTTCCAATCTGTCGGCAAAAGAACCGTTTCTCTTATATTTGTTGCAGATTTTTGAAGCTGCTGCAACCAACAGATTTTGGCCGTTTTGGGTATATGATATTTTGTTGTTACGCAAGAACACATTAAGAATTTCAATTTCGAGTTCTGCAATAAAGTTACATACATTTACCCAACCATCAGTGGACCATTGTGAGCTTGATTGTACGCCCTCACGGAAGAATTTTACTGATTGGCCAACGACACCGGTGATTGTGTTAATTCTTCTTGATGATAATGTGGAAACGTTTGTTTCGATATCTGGGAAGTTAACCGCCGGAATTCCTTCTGCATCTTTAAATTTACCAGTAATTGTTGAGTCCGCATTGTTATAGTTTACGGCCAAGAATGTAGCCAAATACGATACATCTGGATAAACTTGTGAATTATCGTCGTACTCGTATGATACGGCTGCCATGCCTGCGTTTCTAGCAACAACACCATTGTTTGTTTCTACGGCCGGATTATAGGCTGAAGCGTTATTTGTAACAAAAGAACCAACAGCTCTATATGAACGTCCATTAACCCATGAAGCCGCGTCTTTTTGATCAGACGTATCTCTATACTGGGAGTCGATGGTCCATCCATAAATGTGTGTTCCTGCTGTCAATGCAAAGTCGTAAATTTTCTGAAGTTCTCCGGCAATTCCGCTGTGTGTGTATCCGTCAAATGCAGAAGCACCTGCTGTTTCGGTTAACCCTAACAATGCAGAAACGTCTGTCCCTGATCCTCCAGAAACGGATGAGGCAAAGCTAATGGAAGAGTTCGCTCCGGATGTGTTTGATTTAACAACGAGGTTTCCGTTATAAATTGCGCAAGACGCAAAAGAAGAAGCAGCCACATTAATAACGGATGCAACATCACTTAAGCTTTGAGCAGAAGAGAAGTCGAGGTCGGTTACCTCTTGAGCCGTTCCGTCAACTGTAATTGCAAACTCGCCATTTTCAATTGCTGCCAAGTCTGTGTAGTTACAACCGCCACTCAATAAGTATGCCGGTTGGTCCTCTTCAAAGATTTTACCAACTGCAATCTTTTGCGGTCTTTTTGATTTAGAGAAAAATGCATATCCGGCCCACCATACAGTGTCACCAGGTGTGCAAATCTTATTGTATGCGTCTGATGTTAAATAAGTTTTTACTCTTTCCCCATGCAAAAAATTAACATTAGGAGTGCAGAATGCCAATGTGGTCATGTCTGTTCCTACCGCTGTCAATCCTTTGGAGAGGGAGACTGTAACATCAAAAGATACGGGTAATTTGTTTTGTGTCATGTTTTCACTCCTTATGTTTTGTTTAAACTTTCATAGCCATTCTGGCTCTTGATAATCCGTTTTCTGCCTTTTTGCTTTCGCTGTATGCAATTGCTTTGGCCTGTTCTGGGTTGGTAACAATATCGCCAGAAGAGCTTTTTAGTTTTCCTTCCTCAAATTCACGCATTACGTAGGCGAATTTGTCGTCAGACGCAGAGTTACCAAAAGGACTGCGACCAAGCTTTTTTCTTATTTCTTCTAATCTCTTTTGGATTTTCTTGTATTCTGGGGAACCTTCCTGAACATTGTTTCTCTCTCGAACAAGAGTTTTATATTCATTTTCGTAGTCACGTTCTGTTATATCGTATGTAGAATTGCCGACCTTATTACCGATATTCTTTAGCTTCTTTTCTAAATCTTGGATATGTCTTTTTGAGGCCCGATACAAACTTGGGATTGTACCGTACCCTTTTTCACCGCCTCTTTCTTCTAACACTTTTAATAGTTTTTTTTCTGCTTCGAGTGTTTCTAAAAGTTCATTCTTTGAAAGGTTCCCGACCTTTTCCAAATCTTCTATGGATCCAGAGTCCTTTTCGACTTCTTTGTTTTCATCCTTAACGAGACCCTCAAACATACGGGCCACGCCGTCTTGGTTTCCGGTGTTTACGTTTCCTACTTTAGAAAGATTTTCTTTTGTTTTTGCAAGTTCTCTTTTTGCAATTTCTACAAAAGCTCTTTCTTCCGGATCATCTTTTTTTAATTTATCAATGATGTATTGCCAATATTCAGCATCTGATTTTGTTTTATTTTCTCCAAGATGACGCTTTGCTGATTCTACAAAGGAAGAATCATTTCCTACCTCTGCACCGTTTATATATTTCCAATCCTTCATGTCTCGACTCCTTATAACAATCCAAACTTTTTAGCGGCCTGCTTTGCTTCCTGAACACCTTTTTTGATTTCGTCAATGCTTCGTTGATATTCTGCAATTTTTTTCTGAGCCCAGGAATCTATATTTCTAAGTGGTGTGTCTTCGTGTTCATCTCTGAACCATACATCGCCATCGTCACCCATTATAATATATGTTCCGCTATATATATCAGCATTTCCTACCTTTGAATTTCCTGTTTTAAACTTTTTAAGCACGTCTTTAATGGTTTCCATGAATGTAGAGCTTTTTTGGAAGTTCTTATATTTCTTTGCCAGTTCAAATGCGGTGGCACGTGCGAGATCGTCTTCCCTCATTTCTTTTTTATAAACTCTACCGGCGGTTTCTCTTATTTCTGCGGCTGCAGGGCCGTTAATCATATCATCTGGAACATTGTTGCCAGCTTTTTGCGCTTTATCCTGGCTTTCTGCAAATCTTTTTGCTTCTGCTTCTGTTGCAAACCATTTTGCCTTGTTAGGAGCATAATACACTACATATCCGGCTTTTGGAAATTCAGGACGCCAATTATCTGGTATTTTTTCGATTGGAATATTCCCTGCGTATTGATAAGCATTACCTACTTTTGCCACTTCGGCCTTTGTGTTACATACAATTGATTTTGCAAAATCTTTCATGTTATTCTCCTTCGTTTTGTTCCTGTGGCGGAACAGTTATAGTAGCTACGTGTACATTATCACTTCGGTTTACTGAAATGTCAAGTACATCAAAGAACTGGCTCGTATTTTCTTTTGGTAGCGTAGTGTGTATGTAAATCTTAACCACCGCCACTTCGAGAATTTTTCCTTCGTGATACAATGATATATTTTCTATGTCGTCATGACCTCCGGAGCCAACGTATGGCCACAAATCCAAATCTCGGACTTCGCTATCAAAATATGCCACAATTTTTTCAAGATACGTCATTGCATCTTTCCCACGTACTTGTATCTCAAATTCAAGTGTGCTTTCACAACGTTGAATTTCGGTGTATGCATCTGGCCATTTACTTATTTCGTGTTGCTCTTTTTCAACTGTCATTAAGGTTAACAGGCAATACTGATTTGCCGGTTCCGGACCTTGCGTGGGACCGAATATGGTGTCCAACCCGGATGCTGTTTGCACTGCGTTTCTGATCAGTTGTTTTACGGACTCAATCGTGTTGCTCATTATCCGGCTCCTTTACTTGTTCCTCAAATCTCAATGCATAATACGAATGGAAGGCTCCGTTTTTCCGTGTTTCTGGATTATTAACAACAATAAATTCCTTATCGTCAATAAGAGCGTATGTTTGTTTTCCGTGTACCGCTTTTCCTTGATGGTACATGACATATAATGGTTCTTCATATCCGGAGTACATAATGCAGTATGCTTCGTCGACATGGCGACCTTCTGCTGCAATTTCAAGTTTTCTTTCGTCGACGTTTAACAAAATGCAATTTAGTGTTCTTGGTTCTCCTTTTGTTTCCGTCCAATATCCATTGACGTATGTACCGGACCGTTCATATACTTCTATCTGTTCTGGACATTCAAAAGCTTCTAATGTTTCGCTAAAATCAAAAGGTAAATCTGTCATGCGTTTTCCCTCAATTCATACGTTGGTGCTTTAGACATATCGCCGGAGTCTACCAATGGATTGTTTTTACCGCCCTTCATCATTATTGTATATGGTGAGTTTGGTGGTGTGTCAAGCTTTACGATTTCATCTGATATAATTTCTTTTCCTTCCTCTCCTAATAGGCTCAGAAATGCATCGGCATTTATTTTCCCCATTGTGAGGTCTTCCCCCATTTCTTCTGCAATTTCTTTGCACCTCTTATGCCATCTTTTTGATGCCGGTGTCATAAAGTCACGGCGAGGGACTCCGTATCCGTAATTGTTCATAATTGCCACGTCAATAATACTTTCCCCATTTTCATAGTGAGGAGAGTTAAGTTTTCCTTTTGGGAAGCCTACAACGACCTTCTTTTTGGAGAGCGTGTTTATGTTTTTTTTGATTTGTTCAAAAATATCCGGCTTTGAATTCTTTGTTTCTGCTTTAGCGTACAACATCGGCGACACTCCTACTTAATATAACATTGCCTTCCGGCATTGTTTCTTCAAGCAAATGGAGATACTCTAGGCCATATTCTGTTCTTCCAAAGTCGGCCCATATAGGATTATCGCTTTGAGCGAATGAGTTTAATTGTGAGCTTTCACTCAGACTGGCATTTGAAGCAGATTTGCTTGTTGTCATTCCGCTTGTTGCTTGATTTCTCATTCCATTGTCTTTATATCCTTTGGAAATATTGAAACGTAATGCCAGTCTGTGTGCTGTTCTTAAAAATAAAGCGTGACAACGTAAGTATCCCCATGCTGTGTCGGACAAGATACAGTCTTCTCTTTTTCCAACGCTCAGAATGGCTCCTTCATTTACTTCTTCAAATTCCGGGTATTCTTGAATGAACATACTTACGTCGAACATCGTTTTCCCTTTATAATAAGTTTATATCCACGGATCCTGCCGGTTCAAATTTTTTAACTTCGGCCGTTATGTTCATTCCATTATCGTGGCATTCTACGGCATTGGTTAAATTTGATGGAGCGACAGCTTCGTGAGCTGATTTTTCTTCTGCGTCAAGGTTTGAAGATAAAATTCCCTTATCAAACCAGTTTTGAATAACTTTGTTTTTCAAGAGTTCTCTTAAATCGTCACGACGCACGTTTCTTTTGATTTCTCTTGGCTCAATATCAATTCTGATTTCGCCAGAGACAAGACTTAGTCTATTTTGAGATGTGTTTGTCAATACTACATATGTAGAAGGAATATATTCCGGAGCTTTCTTAAGACTTTCAGGAATAACTTTTGCCTCCATGACAAGTTCTTCTTTGGACTCCGGTGTCTCAACTTTAATCTCAGTTTTGGCTAATTCATTTTCGTCATCGATTTTCAGTTCATCTTTAGTTTCTTCCGCGACTATCTTGCTTTCTAAAGATTGAACTTCGGCAGAAGTCTCCGTATTTTCCAGAGTGACAACATTCTCTTCTTTTACTTCGACTTCTGCGGTTACTTTTTCTTTTCTTTTGGCCATTTTGTTTCCCCTTTATCTGATATTAAATGCCATCTACGTACAATGTAGACAAGTTTTGACGAATAAAGTATGAACCATGCTTTTGTTCAGCATAGAACTCGGCTCCTAATGGAACTGGTACCGGAGGTTGTACTGTGTACGGCATTGGGAACGGCAAGCCTTGGTTACGCTTGCTGCGGTCCTGAACAACCATACGGTCCACACCACCTACACCGGCACCGGCCAAATAACGAATTGGGATGATTTCCAAATCTTGACCACGGAGCTGTGTATATGTGTTATTCTTTTTGAGGTATTCTGCAGCACTCAATAACAATGCCTGGCCACCTTCCAATGCAAATGGAATTTGGTTAATGAGAGCAAATTGAGACAACGGAATAAATACTGTATTCGGCAAGAACACACCCTTGGAGTCCTTCCATACTTTATTAATTGCGTCGTTAACATCTTTTACAATGTTAGCTGCTGTTTTTGATGACCATGCTGTTGCATTTCCTGTACCGGTAGCTGCTGCGTTTGTTACTGTAATTCCGTCATAGTTTAAGAAACCGCGGAAACCTACAGAAGCGTCACCGAAGAAAGTTGTTTGTTCTACGAGGTTATCGCAGGCAATACGCATACATTCACCTAAGTCTTGAGCGAGGTTTGAGTTGAACCCGTATGCATACTGACGAGCATCTTCGTTGTTCAACGTAGCACCTACGGCAGAAGCAGCCATTGGGTAGTTAATTGAACCCATAGACTGAGATACTTTTGGAATGTTGTTGTTTTCGCTTTTACCTACGAAGGCAGCTGTACCTTGACGGTCACGAGTGATTGCTGCATAAGAGGTCGCACCTGGATTGATGTTGTCGATTACTTGGTCTTGTTTTACAACCTTGTACCAGTCGTGTTCCGGATATTCAACATCAAAGAAGGCTGCGTCTACTGCAGTATAAATCGAGAACGCAATTTCTGCTGCAGATACATTTGGTTGATTTCCATATGATAAAGACATGATATATTCTCCTTACTAACTAGCTGAAATTTCGCCGTTTTCGTCGATAGCAATACCAGTTCCGGCAGTGTATGTCGTTGTAATGGTATTTGTATCGCTGTCGATAGCAACAAAGTCACCGGCTGTTAATTTTTCTTGATATGTAGAAGCTGCATCAGCACTCTTTAAGTATGCAGACAAGTCGGCGTTCTTTACTTCGCCGAGAACTTCTACCAATGCTAATTGACCGGCATCAGCAGCAGAGCAAACTTTTAAGTTTGTCAATTCTACTGTATCTGAACTGTGAGATGTTCCGGTAAATCCACCGATTTCTTTTCCGTGTGCTGTTGCGTTGTTCACAATCCAGTAAATGGATCCACCTTTTGTCAAAGCTTCTTGAGCCTTAATCCAAATACGGCCACCAACACGAGCGGTTCTTAAAACTGTACCGATTTCTTGAGCACCGACATAGTTACGGCCGTCTTCATTTGTACGCAATGTATCTGTTGCGACTAAAATACCACCGAAGTCTGCTGCGGTTGAAGAAGATGTAGGCAATTTTAAGCATTCATCATTGATACCTGCTTTCAAAGCACCGCTTAATGCGGAAATGGTAACACCGAGACCAACACCAATGCCATTTGCTTCACCGACAGAGACGCCATCACACAGATTGATGTCCGAAGCGTTTGCCAAACGACCTTCTTGGGAAATACCCATCTGGTCGTAAACAGCACTTTGAACAAATCCGAATTTTGATCCTTGATAAATTCCTGACATGATTTATTCTCCTATTTTTTACCTGTGAAACTAAACATACGAGATACACCTGTCTCCGGTGCTTTTGCGTTCAATGCTTTTGAACCGGGAACGTATTTTTTCTCGTTTTTCTTGCTATTCTCAACTTTTTTGTGAGCTTCCAAAGCAATGGCTTGGAACGCACCAATCTTTCTGTCCTCGCTCATGGAAGAGGAGTCAAAGCCTTTTTTGTTGAGAACTTTTTCTGCTAAGTAAAGAATACGAGCTTTTCTATTCAAAGATTTACATTCGTTCTTTACTTCGTCTTTTTCTTCGTCTTCAAACTCAGTTTCAATGACTTCGTTTTCGGCGACTTTTTGTTCGGCCAGTTCCTCAGCCAATTCTTCTTGGACTTCTGGAGACAGGGCCTCTTCAAGTTTACTCTTGAATTCTTCAATCAATTTGGTTTTTTCGTCGAGTTCGGCGTTCTTTGTATCGATCTCTTCACGAAGAGTTTTAACTTCCTCTAATGCATTTTCAACATCAGCTGCGGAGGTTTTCTTTACCTCTTCAACCAATTCTTCAGCCTTTGCTGCGTCATTTTCGTTTTCAAACTCTACAGATTTATCGATATTACCGATTTTGACACGTAATGTTTTTGCCATTTTGGTTTCTCCTAATTTTCTGTTAATAACTCTAACATCTGCACCGCACCTACCTTCACCTACCGGCAAAAGTAGGACGTGGTTGAATACGATGTTTTTTTGACGGTATGCATAAGGTTCCCCTTCATATATTCCGTCTTCTTGCTCGAAGTCGGCCAGATATCCGGCTGATATTTCGACAAGTTCTTTCGAGAGAATCTTATCAACAGTTTCTTTATCGTTGATATGAAGCTCGCAAAAAATCTTTCCACCTTCTGTGTATAACTTACCGGAAATGTTCCCAACTGTTTTTCCGTCTTTCCTTGCGTTTTCTGAAGTTCTCCAATCGTGGTCTCCAACGATAACCTCGTCTCCCTCCCCACTTTTTAAGGCATTTTGTGTAAATTCAGAAGCCGGTATTAAGACACCGACCGGCTCTTTTACACCATTTTCAAGAAATTCGTCCTGGAGATAAGGGAACACACCCTCTTTGAGGATGCACGCTTTTATGGTCATTATTCCGTCGTCATTTACGACGTAATTATTTCCAATCTTTACTTTTTCTGAAACTACTTCCATAAATACACCTCTTTTCTAAATCTTAACAGCTGTTTTTTAATTGTCAATAGTTCCCAACAGTCCACATCGCTTTAAATGTCTTTATGTCGACAAACGGAGCAGCACGGCATCGGCACATAATGTCTGTTCCGGGATGGTTTTTAGGCATTTCTGACGTTCTTTTTTTCCATGTTTGTCCTTTGTCTTGAGAGTAGACAGTGGAGTCATCCCACCGGCATAGGACTCCTTCCATAATGTAATGATTTTTGTGAAGCTTGTTTTTGGGGTTATATGGATATTTGCCACCGGGAGTTCCTACTACATTCCTATCTCGTACGGTCCTCCATATGTACATTGTTATTCCTATTTGTTGTTGGCGAATTGCGGACATTGATGTGTTCATTTTTGCTGTTTGGTCCCTTGCAATAACTTTGGCCCGATTTTTTGTGACCTTAAATTCTTCTTTTATTTGTTGAGCAAGTGTACGATTTTCCGGCATAGGCAAGCCTTTGTAGGCCTGCAGTACTCTATCAGCCACGCGGAACATATATTCTTGAGGGATTGTTTTTATAAGGTTCGCCGCTTCATATCTCATGACATCAAGGTCTTCTTGCATTTCTTCAGAAATAATGTCGGCAATGTCAATCCCTAACGCTTTGCGAAGATTTTCAAGAGTTCGACGTTTGTTTAAATCGTTAACGTGGTTTGTCCACCTTTTTGCTATTAAATCAGCGTTTTGCTCAAAATCGAACTCATATTGTTTTCGGAGTGCATCCAATACAACTCCAATCTCTTGAGGGTTACTTCCCCTCATTTCTTGAAGTATTTGTTCAACGTCTTTGGCCATTGGATCAATCATATTAACGAGGGTTCGTCTGGCTTCCCACTCGACGCTGATTGGCTCGTCAATAGGTTTGAGTTCCTTGTATCGGCTACTCTGTTTCTTTGGCTTTTTGTTCAGAATTACTACCGCCATTAGCTAATTCCTTAAATTTTGCGTCGGTTTTATCCTTTAGGTCGTTTGGATCAGTTTCTTCAATGTCCATAAGGTCTTGAATGTCTTCCTCTTTGAGTTCGGTATTAAATATCTTTCTGGAGTTTATTTCTTCAACGACCTTTTCTGCCGGTATGATGCCGTCTGTCTTCAAATCACGAAGGATTGTGACATATGTCTGATCAACAGTTGCCTTTTCTGTTCCGTCGAGGTTCCATAAGCTTTCGAACTCAATTTCAAAGTTTTTACGAATGCTTTCCCATTTTTCACTTCCAAGGACTGACCGGCCGAGAACATCAAATAATTTTTCGTATTTAGGATCGAGTGATTGCTCTTGATATGCTGCAATCATATTATAATAGTTTTCAAGGTCTCCTTCGCCGGTAGCGTTCAGACCGCCTGGAGCTTGTCCTAAAAATCTTGACGCCGGTATGTCGGATGCCGCTGATAGTGTCTGTAGGTATGTCATCACCATTTCTGGAACACTACCGAAGGAAGCTGCGTTTTCTGCAACGTCCACACCTTTACCTTTTATAATAGCTGCTCTGTAAATGCTTACCATTGCCGCCATATCTTCCAACATTCTTACAGCTTCTTCTCCTTTTTTGGTTCCTTCTAGATTTATAAGGTTTTCTGATTTGACGAGTGTCACGCTTGATTTTTGGACGAGCTGATATGCTGCCTGTTGAGTGCCAACACATCTTTGAATTGCATCCCAAATCGGAACGAGAACGGACTCCCCAAACCCTTGAGGATTAATTCTAAAGTTTTGGAATAGTCTTTGGGTGGTATAGTTAAATAATGGGTTACCATCAAAAATAATCAATCTTGAAACGTGTGTCTTTATGCCGTTGATGTCATAGTATTCCGGCTTGTCGTATTCTGGAGAAAAAGGATCAGAATTAAATTGTGGGTTGTTTAATTGATTAAGAGAGACAACGTTCAAGAATTTGAGGTCTCCTTCCTCTATGCTTTTCACATCTAGCGGCTCGCTAGGATCCTCTTGTTCTTCTGCCACCCCAATGAGAATTGCACAACCTCCGAGAAGTCTTTCTTGAATTGCCGCACGTCTCATTTTATCAAAAACTCCGAGTTTGTCACACTCGTTCAAAATCTTAACCTTTTCTTCCTCTTTTAATCCTACAAAATTTGGTTTAATCCTAAATGCATCTTCTACTGGAATGTCAACAATCTTTTTAGCTTCCCATGACGTATAATATAGGGCCGTGTATGATTGCCATCTATAAAAATAGTTATTATTAAAATAAGGATTTAATGAAAAGTTTGCAGTATATTGAATAGCACCTCTATCTTGGATGGTGTTTCCACCATTTCCTTGTGTCATAGCGTTGCCAACTTTTACGATGCTTAGGGGGTTCTTTGATTTCTTGGCCATAGTCTTACTCCTTTTTTTTGAGTATAAGATACATTTTTTTATTTTTCAAGAGGTGAAGGGAATATCTCTGCGACACCTTTGCGGTTTTGTCAATTTTATCCACTTCCTCCTCCGTAGAATTTCCATATACTGTGGGCCATTGAAGCTGCGTCGACGGAGTCATCATGGCTTTGGCTGTCGTCTTCTGCAAATAGAGCGGACTCATTTACCAGATATTCTGACATTCTGTCGTTTAATGGTAGGTATACCATACCGCGGAAGATGTCCCACGACATTGTTTTTGTGCGGCCGACTTTGTCGTCAGGGTATTCGTAGTCTCCCGGACGCCACGCAATTGCGTTTATTCCTTCACGGATAAGTGTCTGCTGAAGTGGTGAGCCACTTGCCTTGTCTTCAATAAAGAAATACTGAGCTCGATTTAAAAAGTTTGGGTTCTGCCATTTTTCCCACAACATTTTTGCGTTTTCAATGAGTTCTGGGAATTCCCACTTGTCAACCATCATCTCACGCATAATCATCTTTTCTTTTCTGAGCTCCCATACTTGAATGCACGAGTAGTCAGTTCCGTTAGTTACCTTAAATGCGGTATCGGCCGTCATAATAATTTGGCCGTTTACTGGGTTGAGCGGATTACCAAATTCGTCAGTTTTATCTCGATCATACCATTTCCACCAGTCACGCTTGATAATAAGTCCACGTTCGGCAATCGGTTCTTGCTGATATTGTGCTTGGAACATACTTTCGTTAAATTTAAGTTCTTCAATACGTTCGGCCGTATATTGTGAAGGGATTTGACATTCTCCGTGTATATCGATCAATGGCTTACGTAGAGTAAAGAACTTATATTTTCTTTCTAAATATCCGCTTATGTCTTCAATATGAAGTCTTTGTTGAACGTTGAGTATGAGTCCGTTGGAGTCGTTTAAACGTGAGAGAAGCGTTTCCTCATAGTAGCGAAGAACTTTGTCTCGCATTGTTTGAGAGTGGATGTCTGCCGGTTTGTTAAGGTCATCTTGTATAATTCCACCGGAGAATTCTGTTGCACCTCTTACGCTTGCTCCAAATCCGGTGATTTGAGAACCGACGGCTGCAAATAATATCTCCCCACCCTGGGCCGTGGTTATCTTTCGGTTTGTGTATGTGTTTTTGTGGTTTTCTCTTGATATGTATTCTCGCCAGAAGCTGTCTACTGGATCACTTTCAAATTCTTCAGAATAATATTTTGTTGGGTACATAGCTTTATGGATGGGGTTTTCCATCATGTTTGCCATTTCTTTAGATATATCACTCAAGAGGTTTTGGTTAAATGATGTATATATAAATTTACACTTTGGGTTTTTGAGCAATGAGTAGTCTATGAAATATTTACACATTGTTGTTTTTGCGGACCGCGGTGGAACGTTGAGGTTTGCACGTCTTATGTTTCTTTTATGGATTTCTTCAAATAGTTCGAATATGTCATCGTGGATTGGTTCGACAATAAAAGGTTTTCCTTCTATAACGCGGAACATATACAAAAACCAGGTCTTAAAACCTTGTTCTAACAAAAGATGGCCGAGATATTCTTTATTGATTTCCATCGGCTATGACCTCGGCGATATGGTCAAGCGTGGCTTTTTTTTCTTCTGGTGTTATAAAAACTTTTTCGGTGGTGACAGACCCAGTAATGACTGTATCCGGTTTCTGGCCGGTTGTATCTCGAATAAAAGTTGCCGCTTTTGTATCAAGCCGTGTTATGGCTTTGTGATATTGAGCGGCCGCCACAAGAATGTCTTTTGTTACCTCTTCATCCACGTCCGGAAAGATATTTGAGAAGTTTGCTTTTTCTTGAGCGGTGGCTGGACAGCTTCCAAGCCACTCCATTATCTCTTTAAATGTTTTCTTTTTCTTTTTAACCTCGGTGGCCGCAAGAGCTCCTTTTGAACGGATTTCCCTTGCTTTCTCCGGTGACAATGTATGAAATGGACGAAGGTTTTGTGTGCTTTTCTTTCTGTTTTCTTCTTTCGTGTTTTCTTTTCCCATTTTGCCTCCTAAAGTGGCTAGTTTGTCCGTTCTTATAAGTCAACTTTATGGTCTACGGCTGTGAGTAATCCGTTGACACATAGTTCAGAAAAAATTGGTTTATCAAGATTATAAAGTTTAATCAAGTCTGAAGGCTTAATTTTTGCTTTTCTTGTAATGCTACATATCTTATTTCCGTAGTCATCATATGCAGAACAATCACAAATAATATCTTGACGTCCAATGCAACATGACAATTGAGACTCCACGTGTCCAACTCTTGTTACATCCGAAATTTCGTCGTAATAAGATTTTGCACAATCTCTTGCAAATATGTTTAACGTAAGGTCTGCCTTGCTGCCGTCTTTCGTCCATGGCGAGCCTCCACCTATACGAGAGTTTCCACCATAGAAGTCTACCGCTAATTTGCGGCCGGTAGTTCCACAGTCACCTACTGGGCCGTGTATATGATATTCTCCGGTTCCATTGATAATTGTTCTCTTTGGTTTGCAGATAGATTTTATAATCTTTTTGACAATTTTAACGTATTCTTCATTTCCTGTTAATGTCGGAACAGCCACAATGACTTGTTCTACCTCATTATCTGATACTGTTACTTGCGTTTTTATATCCAATCCTAATGGGGAGTCCGGTAGAAGAGCATTTTCGTATATTTTCATTCCTATTTCTTTTGCAAGACAGTGGTCCCATCCCATACCGTCTATTGTCTGTCCGCAATAATATCCGAAGAAAATTCCTTGATCACCCCATGTATCCTTATCGACTCCGACAGCAATATCCGGTGATTGCTCATCAATAAAGTTATCAATCACTAAATCGTCGCCACAGATTGTACATTCTTTGCCGAATTTTTTCTGGTAATCTTTAGTGTATCCAATCACGTTAACTGCTGTTCTTACGAACTCTTCAATTTCCAATGTATGAAATTCGCATCTACTTCTGACCTCCCCGGCCAAGCAAACGTGATTGTTTTTAATTTGAACCTCCACAGCATATCTTGTCTTTGGATCCTTTTCAATGTAACGGTCCAATATATATTCTGATATAAAATCTGCGATTTTGTCCGGATGTCCAATCGATACCCATTCTGAAGTTTTCATATGTTCCCCCTTTTTTTAAATTAATAACAACCTTATTTTATGGCATTATTTATATTTTTTCAACTGTTTGAGATAATTTTCAACAAATTTTTATTGATGTTTTCTTCTATTTGGAAAAATGTGTTTATTCCTATGTCTTTCTGTTTATCATTTCTAATTCGAGAAATTATAGATTTCAAGGATACATTGAGATAAAGTGTTTTTTTTCTGGTATATTGTGCTATCTTTTTAACATCCAGATTGATTTCTTTATATGGCCCATAGTTTTTCCCATACATTAAAAACTCCATACTGACGTTTATCTTTTTTGCAATTTCATGTACTGTGCTAAGTCTTAAAACAATAATTTCTCCGTATTTTACGGCCCACCAAGCGTCGCACTTTCCAATAATGCGGCTGAATTTTGATGTTCCGAGTTTCATTTTTTTACGTTCTTTATCAATTCTGTTAAGAACATCTATTGATCGATAGTATGATATGTCTGTGTCATTCATCTTTTTCTCCCTTTTAAAATTTTTGTGAGGGGTGCTATCCTTTACCTCAATAAAAAACAGAACAGTAGGCTTGACCATTTCTGGCAGGATAGCCGATTATTCTTCCCCTCAAAGAATAATAAGGAGTGTCCTGTCGCATTGACCTCCGGCAAGCAACTTGGTCTATCCCATCTTCCCCAACTTGCCAGAGCGGAATGCGTCCGTTTATAAATTTTGGGGGATGGAAACGAGGTGGGCTGCCAGTTTTGAAACAAGTCTTGGTTTGCCGATAGTGGCGACAGCCCATGATTTCATTTGTTTAGTTCCTTAAAAATACTAGGATAAAAAGGTGCGCCACCTTTAGCAATCAATTCTTCGTCAAAAAACTGATTATCCCCCATACCGACACCGATATAATACTTTTCCTGCTCGGTTAGTGTGTCCTTTACCTTTACAATACCGATAGTTTGTAGATTTCCTCTATTCGCATAAGAATAAACACAGATAGGATACCACCACGAATCAACTACAAATAAATGATTATCTATTTTTCTCATTTGTTTAATTCCTGTAAAATTTCATTAGCTGTTTCACATACATCTAAATCATTTACTTTATAGTCTGAAAAAGATTCTATGTTGTCAACATTAAAATATATTTCTTCATTCTTATCATCATACCAACCATCTTGATACCTTATAACACCAAATCGTTTTCCCTTATATTCTTCTTTCATACGAGGTCTTCTTAGGTGTAGTTTTATAAACTTAGTCATTTATCTAACTCCTTTATCTTGTTTCTTGCACGTCTTGCAAATTCTACACAATTAAAGCATCCCCCACCTCTTAAACCATATATAACATCAAGATAAGATATGGCTATCTCTAGCTGTTTCTGCAAACGCTCGCATTTCTCGGACATATTACCATACTTGGCTCGCATATCCTTTTGCCATTCTTCCTCGTTAATAACCTCATAATATCCTTTTTGTATCTTTTCACCAACGGATAACTTTGATATTTCTTCTTCATCAAAATTATGAGTTATTTCTGTCATCATTTATTTAACTCCTCGATTTGTTGTAGGGAAATAGCACAATCTCTTTCTATACCACTGATGATATTGTGTTCTGGTGTGCGTAATAAACTATCTTTATTTCTGAAACAGATAATATAAGTATCTTTAAGCTGTTCGACAGCAATCTCTAGCTGTTTCTTGGTTCGTTCCAATTCTTCAATCGTGGACAATAGGACATCACTTGACCTCTTTCCGTCATTGGTGGTTGGTAAATCATCTTGGCTTTTAACTGTGTTAGGATTAGTACTCAAAATAGTTCTCCTGTATTTCTATCTGTATGTTTCTTTTTATATTTCCGCCAACATTTTAATCTTTTAGGCGGATTTCCTTGTTCATCAAAACCCATTCGTAAAGCAAGTTTAAGCGGTATCTCCCCCATTATTAGCTTGCTTTCTAGCGGACATCTACATTCTTCTTTGCCATACCTATAACAACCCTCGCATTGACCGTCTTTGTTCCAAATTTCGTATTCTGTGCCATTTGAAAAAGGTATGATTGTTTTAGGATTGTGGCTCATCTGTCTGCTCCTTATTGAATAATTTTGGGAAAAGTCTTTTTGTTTGTTGTTCAATTACCTGAAGCCCTTTTTCTTTTACTTCATCAAATAGTTTCTTTTGTTCAGGGGTAAATTTGCCAACAAGATTTCTGTATGTACAATCATCTTCATCATCATAGCCACCTATGTACCAATTCTGTTGTTCAATTTTCAACAATCTATGGTATGGACAATCACAATCTTCTTTATATTCTTCCCAACATTCATAATTACCACCGCCCATTCTGGTGTAGATTATGAAATCATATTCTTCATAAGGACAATCTTCTGCTTTTAGAAAAACATCTCTAAATCTTGGGATTTCTTCATCAATTCTAAACCCAAGAATACAGCTTAAAATTAAAGCTAAACTTCCGTTCATTCCATATATCATGTTATACAAGCTCATCTGTCTGCTCCTTCTCATAAAATAAAACTGTGCTTTCCTTGTGTGGCGTGTTATCTTCAATAATAAGTCCGTTTTTATAAATAGTACATTTTCTCGGACACGGGTGGTGTTCTCCGTATATCTCACAATCTTTGTCTATGTCGTTCCATTTGTTACAGTATTCACGACAAGTTATTCTCTCTTTAGTCATCATCTAAATCCTCTCCCGCTTTTTCTAAAGATTTGACAATACCTTTGGCAATACTAGACATTCCCAATGTACCGATTGACAATATACCGTCTAAGCCATCTTTTTTATCATCTGCCAAAGAACTTAAATCTTTGCCTAGTTCTCCAACACAGCGAATTGGTGTTGAAGCTATGTCTAAAATACTCTTAAATATACTCATCTTAACATAATTCCTCAATTTCTTGTCTAGTCAACCGCCTTGCGTGTTCAAAATACAGCCCACCATCTGCATCATCTATGGTATAATATTTTTCTCCTTTTTCAGTTCCTATACTTCTAAGTATGCCATAAGCATAGTCGTTTTTATCATTTCCCCAAAAATAGCACAACTTTCCTATATCTTGCTCAGTTGCTTCCTGTATTGGTCGTGTGATTTCGGTTTTATCATGCCAGTTGATTTTGATATATTGATAACCTGACCTAATTCCTAAATCAGTTCTATATATCGCAGAATTTTGTATTGATTTTTCTATTGCTACTATGTTTTCTGGCACAATATCCCATAAATCTGCATAATCTTTTTCGTTTTCAATGTCAAATATACGTTGTGTCATTCTTCATTCTCCTTTTTCTTTAATAGTCTTTTTTGGGTTTTATATACTACAAAATATTGCTCAGTCCAAGTCGTTATGACGCATTCAATATTTTTTCCAAGTTCATAACTTAATGACTTTTTTCTTTTCAAGAACTCGTAAATATGGGATTTAGAACATTTAAGAATATCTGCAATATCATCATAGCTTGCACCTACCTCTTTTTTCCAAAGTCTTAAATCTTCTCTCAAACAATTTGAGTATAAATCATTTTTCATTCTTCATTATCCCTCAAACAAATATACATCAAAGCAAAATAAATTGCCGCCATTTGCTCCCCATTCGAGAAAGCATAAACCGAAGTTCCTAATATTATAAATAAGAGAACTTGTTTTATTATAGAAAGCCATAAATCTATCATTATTCTTCTCCTAACATATCAGCGTTCTTGTGAATATTACCGATAATTTCAACACCATAGCAATTTATTAAAGCATACAAAAGTTGTTCGTTGTTTCCGTTTTTTCTATATTCTCTTGTTAGCCAAGCACCTTTATCATAGTATATTTCTAATGGATATTTATTTGAAGGTTCTTTTATTAAATCCCCTTCATAAATAAGCTTGCCGTTCTTGTCTTTTAAGCCGGTGCATTGTTCAACTACACATTCGGTAAAATCATAATCCGCATTAAAAAAACTTTCTTCTCCGTTTGGATAAATAACCACTTCATCATCATTGAAGAAACACTTACGCTCTTTATTCCAAACTCTATATTTTAATCTATCCATTATTCTTCTCCTAATACTTGGTTGATTTTAGCAATCATTTTATTCGCAACATTGGCTTGATTTGTTGAAATTTTAAACCAATCCTCTTGGTCTGTATCTGCAACATCACATCTATATAGTTCCACTTCTTCAAACTGTCGTTTGCACTCTTTCAGCAGTTCTTTGAGCTTGGTGTTTTCTTCTTTTAGTTTATCGTATCTGTCTTGAACAACATCATCAGTAAAAATCATTGAATGTATATTTTCTTTTGTTTTTTCAAACTTTACCTCTGGTTTTGGAACCATCCAGTTATAAACATCATCAAGATCTTTTCTGTTTTTTATGATTGCTAACAGTTCTATCGTTTTATCTCTATCGGCCTTTTCGAATGTGTGGCCATACTTAAATAAAATGTCGGCACATTGATGTACTATTTTGCGTAAAGTTTCCGCTTCATATCTGTATATTTCTCCCATTGAATCTGAACACATTATTTATCTCCTGTATGATGGTTGTTTTTCCAAGTGCGGTGGGTGTTAATGCTATGCTTTACCGCAACACGCTCGTAAAATTCTGGATATTTAAGGCAGTTTATTGAAGCTATAATGACATCGGTCATTTCATCATATACAGCCTTTGTGTACTTTGGTCTGCGTGGATATGGTGACTTGATGTAATTTTTCAAAGCGGTATTGTATTCTCTAATTTCTTCTTTTAGCTTTTCCTTTTGATCGAGTTCGGTTGCATTTGGAAAAGTCTTATCCGCCCATTTCCATATTTTATAAATTAATTTTAACTCTCTAATCATTGCTGTCCTCCATATAATATAATTCCATGTTATGTTTGTTTGTCATGGCTGTTATCATAAAAATTCCAACAACCAGATATCCTAATGTAAACCCTATAATAAAGTTTTTAATCATTTGGCCCTCCTATATAAAAGTATCTTTTGAAATGTGTTTTTTTTCCAACCCTGTTATATCCTTCTTCCCATCTATCAAATATTTTAAAACCTTTTCTTCTTATTTCAGATATTCTTTTTCTCAATTCTGTCGTTCCTAAATTGTCCCGGCATTCTGCTACTGTTATCCCTTTATGGAATATCATGTATTCAATTATCCTTTCGCAATCTGTCATTACATTAACTCCATATATTTTTTTACTGCATTTTGCACCTCGAAGGACTCAAGGCAAGCTTGACATTCATGATTTTTAATCATTCCAACCACATAGTTTGGAAGGTCATTTTTGTATTCTTCCTTTATTTCATTAAAATAAACATCGATTGTTTCGATTATTTTTTCTGCTGCTTTTTCTTTTGCTGTCTGCAGTGGGTTATTGTTATAGAATGAGAAATCGTCTCTACTGGCCGGTTCGCAGTTATAAAACGATCCGCCATTGAGTTCATAATAAATTGTCGGTGATTCTCCGTCGTCGTATATATCAGCAAGAATTCCTACGCGTTTTTCTTTTGGATTGTAATTCCAGAACCAACACAGGCATCCTCTTAATTTTTCGTTTTTCATATTAGTCTCCTTTGTATGTTTTTACGATTATATCTTTAGCCTGTTTTTATGGCTATGTCAAGTATTTTTTTTATTTTTTTTCAACTTTATTTAATCCGTTTAAGTCTGTCTTTTCCAAACAGGATAGACTCCTTGTTTTTTCTCGTATTTTTATATTGTTTTCCGGTAGATAGGAATTTTTTATTTGAGTAGAAAAGTGTGCATACTCTTCCATATCTTTCTTTTACATTATCTGCGTTTCCATCAAATTCCTCATTATTTTTCCTATATAATGATATTTTTGTTTCTTTTGCGTGGATATTTCCTACTATACCGACCGCATTGGATCCAAATAATAAATAATCGCATTGGATTGTGGGAAGTAAAATGCTTAATCCTTTGAACGGTGGATTTGTAAATATAAGCACTTCGTCCGCTTTACAGCCATATTCTTTTTCGTAGTCCATATCAAAGTAGTCTTTCCAATCCTTTTCCGGCCAGAATGAATATATTATCTTTGGATTTCCAATTAACCCTTTATAATTTTCGAGTTCCCGGAAGATACTTGTAAGGCTATCACAAGGGCATATTATAACTTTATATATATGACCTTTGTTATATCGGCATAAAACTTCTATAAATAAATTCATGAAAGAGTGATATAGTGTATAATATTCATCGCTTGCGTCTGTGTTTTGACCGGCTGCAATTTCTTGGAACCTCTTATAAACTTTATTTTTTTTAGTCATCTATCTCAACCTCATATAAAAGTTCAGGATATTTTTCTTGCATTTCTCGTATAAATTTATCAATGATTTCGTGCGAGTCCTTGTATTTAAAAACGATTTTTATGTTTTTTGTATTGACATCAAAGTTGTCTTCATTCGATTCCGGGTTTTCAGCGTCGAGAGGTTCTTCAGTCCAAGGCACATCAAGGCCCCATTCAATTAGGTCGCTTGTATTGTATTGATTTGCGAGCTGTTCCATATTCCAGTCGCCGTCTGGGAGGTTATCGGTTACAATTACTTCTTGCCGGTCCTTTTTTGTCATTTTAAACATTGGAACCGCTACCGGGACCTTTTCTTTTCCATATCCGAGTTCTTTTAACGCTGCATATCTTTGGTTTCCGCCAAGGATTATGTTGTTATTATCAACGCAAATGACTCCTCGAAATCCTTGTCTTTGTATTTTTCCCTTAAGACGTTCAAAGTTTTCTTTTGTTATTGTTCTAGGGTTTTCCGGATTTGGTATCAGTTCCTCAAGAACAATTTCTTTTATCTGCCATTCTTTTCCGTTAATTATCATTGTTCACCTCTTTAAAATATCCCATCATTGTCGGCTTAAATCCAAGTTTTTGGTGTGTCTGCAATGAGTCCCAGTTCTTTTGAAAAATAAAAGAGCACAGTTTGTCTGCTTTTATGTCTTTTGCAAGCTTTTCCATCCTTTTCAGCATAATGGAATAAACACCTTTTTTCCGGTAGTTTGGGACAACGTAAACGTGTTCTATAAAAAGTATTCTGCTTATTTGATTAAATCCAAAAGCTAAAAATCCAAGGAGTTCGAATTCTTTTGTGAACGCTACGCATATTTGTTGATCTTCGAACTGGAACAATGGAATTGGTTGTTCATTCATTATTGACATTTCCGTAGCGTATGCTCTTTTATACATTTCGAGTTGGCTGTCTATTTTTTCAAATATAAATTTTGTGTTTTTGACAGTTCTATCGAGGAGCATCACTTTGTATTCTTTTTCCGCCATTCTTCCCCCCTAATCTGATCCAATGCATACTCCCAGGCCCTGGCCAAACTTTCCACGCTTTCCGGAACTTTCACTTTTCCTTTTTCGTAGTATTTTATGGCTGTTTCGCTCTTACCAACAAAGACTTCGCCAAACTGTTTCCGGCTTGCCTTAAATTTTTTTCTAATTCTTTCAATTTCTGTAATCATTTTTACATTCCCAACATTTTTTTGTATTCTTCCAATAGAAATTCTTGTTCGTCTCTATCGGCCTGGCTCATTTTACGCAGTTTTAGAACCGCCCTCATTGTTTTGACATCATATCCACAGCCTTTTGCTTCGGAGTATATATCGTTTATGTCTGTTTGGATGTCTTTTTTTTCTTCTTCCAGTCGTTCAATTCTTTCCATATATGACACAAGTCTGTCGTCATGAAGTTTTTGGTTTTTTGGATCTTTGTCTGCTTCTGCAATGATTTCCATTTTTGGTTCCATTTCCATATTGTTTCCCCTTTTCTAAAAAGTTGCCTTATTTACACTATCAATCATAGCCAATTATTTTGGCAAAGTCAATCTTTTTTTATTTTTTTATCCTTCGGAGTTTTTGCCATACCAACATGTCCCTTATATCTTCTATCTTATCTTTTATTTCTTTTGTTTCTTGCCGGTCCTCAAAAAATGGTTTTCCTTTGAGAGTGTATAATAGGTCCGGACGTATCTTTGCCATATCCGGCCGGTATATATACACTTTTGTTCCGAAGTATTTATTGAATTTGTATATGTTATTCTTTGCCATTAGAATAATACTCCCTGTCTTTGTTGTTCATCTAATCTTTTTTGTGCGAGTTCACAATATTCCTCGTCGATCTCTATGCAAATAAATCTTCTTCCCATCCGGTTGCAAGCAATTGCTGTCGAACAGCTTCCTGAAAAACAATCTAGGATCAGCTCATTTTCTTTCGAGTAATCTCTTATTATCATTGCCAGAAGGTCTGCCGGTTTTTGTGTCGGATGAATTCTTATCTCTTTATTTTTCATATTTTGTTGAAGCATTCCATTCCACATATATTCGTATTTTCTGACGGCGGATTTAAAGCTTGTCCAGGCCAGTTCGCAATCGGCAAAGTCATTGTTTCCGTTCATCTTATCCCATACTATCCAACACGGAGAGTTTGTTAGATACTCAACAAAGTAATTTCCGCCAAAGATTATTTGGTTTTTTGATACCCTTATCATTTCGTCAAAAATCTCTTTTGGTGGTATATCGTTATCCCAGTCCTTTTCTGTATAGTTTCTTCTATTTGTTGCTGCGTGTCCGTGTTTTTTTCCGTCATAAATGCACGTCTTTTTTCCGACACCTATTCCATATGGAGGATCCGTTAGAATTAAATCTATGGATTTATCTGGGAGTTGCTTTAAGATATCTAGGCAGTTTGCTTTGATTATCTTTCCTATCATGTCTTCAATTTTCATATCAGTCCGTTCCTTTTACTAAAGTTTACTATTTGCTTGCAGATGAAGTTTTTGTCCACCACCTGGCCGTATTTTTTTTCCACTAGCCATCTCTGAACAGCTTTGATTATTTCTTCCCCGACTTCATTTTTGTATATTTCATATTCTGGGATGTTTTTTAACGAGAACTCGTCATTAATTAAAAATTCATTTTCTTTTAAAACCATTTTTTTTATTAATTTATTTAAATTATTATTATTTAATTTAATTATATCTTTATCTATATCTACAACTTGATTTGCATCTTGATTTCCAACTTGATTTTCATCTTGAATTTCAAGTTGATTTTTTCTTGGTCTTCCGGCACCGTCTCTTTTCCCACCCCAGTTGTCAAATGTCCTTACATCTATAAGGCATTCCAACGTCTCGTCTATTATTTTATCGCCGGTGCGTATGAGTTTACCATTTTTTATAATTTCCAAGAGATTGTTGTCAGGACATCCCAGTCTTATAAGGATATCAAGCTTTCTCTTGTCTATGATGATTTTCGTGTTGTCCTTGTACTGCATTGCCTTACTGCTCCCTCAATAGGAGGGGTTCCCTTTTTTTATGCAGTAAGGACTTTGGGAACCCCATATTCAGAACCTTACTGCAACCCTATCTATATTCTATCATTTCTTAATATCTAGTTAATATGGAGTTATGCACATTTTATTAATATAGTTATCCACATCATATACGTTTGTTGCTATCAAATAATGATGTCCGGGGATTTTTTCTATTTTGGCCTGAAATTCTTTCTGTGATAGCGATTGTTTCCCTCCTGCGTCTCGTTGTACCATTTTTCCTGTTTTGTTGCTCACGGCTAAAATTTTCGGCCTTTTTACCTCTATATGAAGACATCCGTTGGGTATGAAAACGATCAAGTCTGCACACCCTGTCATATATCCAAGCGAATTTGCCACTCTTTGAGTTTTCCAAGAATGAATTAAACCTCCGGCCGGACTTGTAAATAAAAAACCTTTAAATCTTAAATAATTGACGATTTGTTTCTGGACTCCGTCTTCTTTGTACATATTCCCTCCCAAAAGCAAAAAGGGGCCGAAGCCCCATTGTTTTTATTCAGCCTCTTTTGGCTCTTCATTTTCCGCAGGTGACGGTTCCTGATCCAAGTCAATAGGCTCGTATTTTATTTCGTCTGGAACCTGATCCAGAGGATTCTCGTGAGGTTTCTCTTCATATTCAATGTCTTTTATTTCATCGTCAGAATATATATTTCCTATCACGTCTGGAAATGTATTTCTCATACACCATGTTCTTGCTCTGTTAAATAGCATTTTTCTTGTATGGTTTTTCCACACAGGATTGTTCATTACCCCAGCTTGCTTTGCGTCTTCTATAGAGTATGTCCATTCCTGCCATTCCTCTATACCTTTTCTTTTAATGTAGAATGTGCATGAAAGATTTTCTCCTTCACCATCAAATTTATATTTCATTCCGACCACAAGTCCTGATGCCATCACCACGCACGGTATTGTATCAGAGTGTAGAGTTGGATGTCCATTTATCATTGCGATTCCGTTCAATGCCTGGATAGGTTTTAATCCGAGCTGCCCTCCTGCGACTACTCTTGCAAATGCTTCAGCTTGCGAACATCCTTTTGGAAGCAATCCGCCGTGCGCCATTGCATCCAATTGTCTTTTCTGTAGTGTGATTATTTCATTTTGGTCTTCAATTACTTGAACTTCGTTCCCCATTAGTTTTCTCCTAAATATTTCCAGTGATATCCACCAGAAGTTTTGTTACACCTACAGGCCTTACAAACAGTCTTTTTTGTGAGGCCCAGCCACTCACTTGCTTTCGCAGCAGATGAGAATTCTTTATCGAGTTCAATGCATAAAACTTTTTTGCATGAATGTTCTCTGTTTTTGATTCCTATTTTTCTCTTTGTTTCTTCTGACATTTTATATGATTGAGATCTCTTTGTTTGTATTTTTGTGATTGTCTCTAAGGACATTTTGTATCCGAGAACTCTATAAGAATGGATAGAGTTCTCTGAGTGTGTCACCCATTCAAGATTATCTACACGGTTGTTTTCTCTATTTCCGTCTTTATGATTTACACATCTTTTGTTTTCATGATTCGGAATAAACGCAGATGCAACAAGGCGGTGAACATATAAGCTTCTGGTAATTCCTTCTTTTGACAATATGACTCTCTTATACCCGTTTGGTTTCTTGTTTTGTTTTATAGTGTTACAATACCTCTGTCTATGAAAATCTAAATGTCTTACATTTCCGTAGTTAGAAATTTGATATTTCTCATATCCTTCTATTGTTTTCCATATTTCTTTCATTTTATATCTCCATATAAATACTCATTTATTTTGGCGGCAACATAGTGAGTTGCTATGCTTTCGGTTGCGACCCTAGCCGCCTATGTTTTTTTATACTCTTTTTCTTAGGCGGAGTCAATGATTTTTTTATTATTTTCAATGTTTTGTTGATTCTTTTAATGTCGCAAAAAGGTGAAGTTCCTATACAGAACTCCAACTCACGAATCGCCATTTCTAATA